CTGAATTATGGATCCTAAAATATTGCTCAATACCAATTACTCCCAATATTTCCCTAAGGGACTTATTGATTATCTACAAAGTGAACAATTGCAAGATGTTGGTAGCAAATTTCCACTACCAGAAATTGAGAAGGTGGAAGTGCCAATGAAGCAGAAACAGAAATTTCAAACTAAGCCTTCTGATGTCCGGCTCCCTTCAAGGATAGATAGCCCACTTATACCTTATCCGGATCTACTCAGACAGGATATTACTAAAATCACAGAAAGAGAATTATCTCAGATCCATAGTCATCACTCGTCACAATTAATTGAATTATATAAGATTAAGGCAAAACTGGAGACCAGTGGTGTTGTTAGCACATATCCTATATTTTATGATATGATGCATTTGAAGCAATTCGCATGCTTAAATTACTCACACAGAGAATCATTGATAAACTCATCCGCTTTAGCATTTGCAAGACGAGCAACCAATCATGAGCTCAGCATCTGTGGATTGACTAAAATAAATACTGGGATAAATATGCAGACTAAGTCGAGATATACTCCATTCATCATAATGATTCAAAGACTTCGATTGCACATAGCAAAGGAAAAGAACGTCACACCAATCAGAACAGATATTAATTTATCAGACGACGATGAAGCAACGTATATCATGTTAGAAAATGGCGTCTACATATATGGACGAGTAAATAATTCTAATAGTTTCATAATATTATCGTGTGGAGGACACTTCATGATCTACCATCAATCTCTATCATTATGGTTTGTAGGCCCGCAAAGTTATTTTGATTATATATTCTCCATGGCAGACATATTGAACAATCTGGACGTCATAAGGAATTCAACTGAGTATTCATGGACAGAGGATGTTATAAGCGCATTGATTGATTTCTCAGAAAGTGACTGTGATCATAATCTACAAGTAGAATTTATGAAAGGAATGGAAGGCCTATTTCTAAATCTTTCAGATTACGACACAAGCTATGCAATGAATTGGAGACCACTGTTAGAAGTCTTATATGGCTTATGGGAGGTGGATCAAAAATTATTTGATATAAGCTATGAATTTGGGATAACAATCCTCTTAATGGATGGGCAGAATATCAGTTTTCCAAAGAATTCCGCACTCAACCGATTACTTAAAATTGCTCAGAAACTTTCAAGGAGTCAATTGCAAGAAATATCTGCACTTCATAAATTCATATTTTACTCAGAAGTCAATGCAAGGGAAGGCGTGAACAAATTTTTAAAAAGAGTACATAATCCAAGGGCAATCGAAGAGGTACCCATAAGGAATCTCGTTCGCCTCGCTAAATCAGAATTTATTATCTCTTATTCGAAGAAACACGGATCATTACCAAATTTATTAGGAATGAAATCTAAAGTGAATCTCATACAACATTACATTTCCAAACGTGATTATACAACTCTATCTAGTATGAATCTAAGTTGGTGGGATGACATTAGGATTTTCGATTGTATGGACAACACTTTGACTAGTGATCCACTTGAATTTGCAAAGGATAAAGGTGCCTTGAAAGATAAAATATCATTCGGTCCAGGAGATAGTCGGAAAGAACTACTTCAAGTAATCGAAAAAGAGGATTATATTTTGAAGGATTTCTTTAAAGGCAGAAATCTAACACCAAAAACACCAAGAGTATATGAGACAACTCAATCGATTGAACCGGAATCAATGATTTCTCCAGCTCGATTGATAGAAAAAGAGAGAGAACAAAAATGGGAAGCAAGATTATTCGGGAATGCCGAATTGTCAAATAAACATGAACTGAGTCTTGTTGCAATGAGGATGAAGAAAGCATTGTCATATTTCTCTGAACAATTAATGACACCTAGTGATAAGAAGAGGAAAGCCATAATCCATGAGGCATCACGCGAATTATCACAGAAGGATAATTATTCCTTGCTGTTGGATATTGAAGGACATAATCAGTCCATGCAATATTGCAATACATCTGAGTTATGTGAATTTTTAGGAGATCTCTTCGGCCAGTCGGGTTGGGGGGAATTACCGAATTATTTTTCTGCCCTTACGGTTTTTCATTATGATGAATATCTAGATAATGCAATAGTTTCAGAGGGTCAATTAGGAGGAATTGAAGGATGGCTTAATCCATTGTGGACTCTCCACACCACATTGATGATGAAACTCCTCAGGATCATGACAGACTTGTCAGTGAACACTATTATGGTATATTCTGATGATGTGAATGCAATATTAAACATACCGCAAGCCAGTGAACCAATGATTAAATCTGTCTTCTCAAAAATAATGTCACACTGTTCCAAATTCGGAATGAAAATAAAATATTCACAAACAAATTTATCTAAACATCGAATAACAATGTTGAGGCAACACTATGCCGATGGAATTCGTGCTGATTCAACTCTAAAGAGATTGATTTCTATTAGTGCTGGAAATAATTCAGTCTTAGTATCAGAGGAAATCGAAGTGGCAGGAATTTGTTCATCTGCCTCATCTGCCCTGGAATTGAGTAATCACCATGAAGCATGTGCATATCTAAAGAATTACAAATTAGGGTTATTACTTTGTCGGTTACCACAGATGATACTATCACATCCGGCAAAAGACTCAATGATATCCGAAGAAGAATTGCCAGATAAATTGACTGGTTTACTGTATTATACTAAAGAAGATTCAAGAGAGTTGAACTTAAGTATGAACCCCCAACTGCTACAAGCCGCAATTAACGATATTGCAAACTATTTAGGGACCAATGTAGGTAATCTAAATACAGAATCTATAAATCAGGCAATTGCCGGAATTTATGGGCTGAAAATTGCAGAAATGAAATTTGTAGATAGTCCAGATCGTGTCTTATATCTACAAATATATGATTCTTTTATTCAGGATCTGTTATTTTTCTGGATATATCTCCCTGCATCCCTTGGAGGTCTTGGGGGATCCCTCCATATAAACCTTATGCTTTCAG